TAGCTTGAAAGCCTGTGCGTTGTGTTGCTGGGTTAAAGTCCCAAATGCTGCTGCGTGGACGTGTCATAACACCATAACGTAAAGCATCATATAAGTGATCCTCTGCGTGAGTGTCTACATCTTCTGGGTTTCTTTTATCCAGAGGAATACTTGGTATCTGCGCTATAGTGTTTGTGCAGTTATTCATAAATACTAATCTAGGCTTCTCAGTAAACTCATCTACCTGTAACCTTCTATGTATTTCGTTTTTACCTGCGACACGTGAGCCTCTAGAGCGATCAGATGGTCGCCATCGACAACCCTTCATAATCATTTGCTCAGCTAGTGATGGCCCCGTGTCGCCACGGTTGTGCCACAAAGAAGAGTCTAGCACCCCGTATCTCATACCACCATCTTTTTTCTCTAAGTCTAAGATCATAACAGCTAGATCTGTAGCTGTAACCTTAGAACAATATAACTCTCTATAAACAATGAGCTGCTCGTCTGGTGCAACAGCAAACCAGATAACTCCTGTATAAGATCCGTAGCCGTAGTCACAAGCTCTAAACTTAGCCCAGCTTTCGGGAACTTCAAAAGCGTCAACGACATGTTTGGTTCTGTCAAACTCTGGGAAAGCGGCTCCATCATTAATATCCCAGTTACCCTCTAAGAGTTGTTTTCTTTGGTGCTCTGGTAGTGACAGTAGCATTGCTTCATAGTCACCTGCCTCAGAGAGATATGGGTTATCAAATAGTGATGCAGGTATAAACCTACGTTTGAATAATGGTTGTCCCGCTTTACTGTGTCCCACAGGGTACGTAATAGTATCACCTGTTTCAACATTAGTAGCCCAGAAAGGCTCGTTAGATGGTCCAGGGTCAATAAACATTTTCTTAACCCACTGGTGACCGCTGCCACCTGGGTTGGTAGTAGCTCTCATGTACAAACCTAAGTTCTTTGCTGAACTACGTAAACGTGATCTCATGTAATCCCAAGCGTAAGGACTTGACCATTGTGTAAGTTCGTCGAAGCCTATCCAGTTAAACGCCTGTCCTTGGTATCTTGTAACGTCTGTGTCTTTATCCAAGTAAGACATCCAAAGTCTACCACCCTTAGGTGAAGTCCACTGTGACTTACGCTCTGACCATTTGATTCCTGGTATAGCTTTAGGATATAATTCTTGACTCTTCTGTATTAATTCTCTAAGTTCTTCTGTAGTATGCCGTACAAGTAGCCCTGAGAAGTTAGGGTCATTTAGTCCATGTAGAGGGTCAGCCAACATGGCATACGATTTACCTCCACCAGCTGCGCCGCCATATAGTACTTCTCTCTCTGATGAACTCAGAAACGAGGTCTGGGGGCCAGGGTTAGGCTTAAACACTATATCTTGTGCTAACTCCTCATCATATGCAGGAGCAACAGCCTGTGCTGGAACAGTATCTCTAGTAGTTTCTATTTGTTCAACTGCCTGTACTGGAATCTCTGTATGCACCGACTCCTTGGGTTTCGAGCTTTTCGATTTCCTCAAGGGTTTCTTCGAGCCACTTGGCAAGCTTGCGTTTAATAGCAGATGCTTTTCTACGTCTTTGCTCAACTTCGATTCTCTTCTTTAGTCCCATATGAGATATATAGCGACCTGTTTCTTTACTCAGCCATTGTGCTACTGCACGATAACTATACTGCTTGAGGTGTCTCTTTGCTAGATCTAATGCTTCAAGCTCCAGACGGACAGGTATCAGAAGCCTATCATTGTCTGGAGCTAGGACATACCCCCAAGGTATCTTTGCGGTAACACGTACTATTGTGTGCCACTCTTTTTCTTTGCCTTTGATTGGCTTTGGTAATTGCCAGAATCCTAGGTCTCTTGTTGGAATACTTATTCGTTTGTGCCTTCTTTTGGTGGTAGATAGAAGATGCCACCGCTTGATGTGACATCCACTTTATCTACTTTACCAAGTCCAGCGCGGTCTAGCAAGTCTTTTGCTGCAACCATTTTTTCTTTTATGCCTAGCTCAGTAGGATCAGAAAGAGCACCTACCATAGCAACCGCAGCTCTAGGAGCAGAACGAGCAAAATAGGTACGAGTCTTCTCGCCTATCTCATCCTTTAGGGATTCAACAATAGCTGTAGTGCTGCTGTTGTCCCCGTAACCTGCCAACCTTTTAGCTGTAACAGCATCACCATTAGCTTCGTCGAATAGTACTTCAAGAAACTTGATTTGTTTTTCGGTTAGATTTCTTGCCATTTATATGCTCTCTTATCTCTCCGCGACTAATACCGATGTCGCGTAATTCTCTGTTACTCATATTGTTAAGTAACCAAAGATCTGCTCTTGATTGTTGTGTTCTTTGTATAGCCTTAAAGCTACGTTCTAAAAAGTTTAGCATCACTATCTCCTATATTGGTGTGCGGAGATAGTTATACTTATTTAGTGGTAACTTAGTACCACTGTTTACGCATACCCGTTAACCCTCTTCGTCAATCTTCTTTTTAGGTTTGGGTTTCGGTTTAGGCTTATCCATAATGACTTGTGCTGCCTTACAAATATCCGTTACGTTAGGGTCACTACAGAAAGCATTTCCAAACCTATCTTCTATAGCAGCTTGATTGCCTCGCTCGTCCCAGACACAACCATCTACATCTACTGTATAGCCATGTTTTGATAGAGCAGATTTATATTTTTCATAAACCTTCATAAGTCTATCCCTTTTTCATAGGCTTAGCCGCTGGATTAGATGCACCACACATACCACCTTTATTCATCTTCATAGGCTTCTTAGTCATGCCACCGTAGTTGTAACCCATCTTCTTAGCTACTGCAGGTGCTTCTTTCTTTAGAGCCTTCATACCTTTGTTCATCATGCCTTTTTCCTTTTAGCCATTACTTTTTTCTTTGCTGTTGCACTCAACTCATTTAGGTGAAACAATCTTTTACTATTTTTACCGTGTGTTTTGCCAGAATGCATCTGACCATTAGGCATCTTATGCATACCGCCTTTATGTTCAGTACCATCTCTGAAATAATGTGGAACACCCTTAGCCATTACGTTGTCCTTTTTCTACCAGAAGCAGTAGTAGACCACTTAACCTTAGCAGGTCCTGTCTTCTTAGCCGCTTCCTTCTTACTTATTTTGCTCGCCACTTTTTTGGGACGACACGCAGGATAAGGTCTGCCACTTTCTGAAGTACCCGACCTACCGCATTCTTTACCTGTTTTAACATCTGTCCATTCCTCTCCGAACCATTTACCTAAACCGCCTTTAGCAAATCCTCTACGACCTACAAGAACGTGTTGACTACGTGACTTTGTTTTTCGTCGTGCCACTATATTTACCCCCAGCTTTTTTATACTCCTTAGTAAGCCAAGCAGATGCATAAGCGCTGGGCCATACTTTAAACTTCTTCTTAGCCAGAGCTTTCTTCTGGTTATACAACTTCATATTTGTTGGCTTGGGTGCTGCCATTACCACTTCACCTTATCTGCCCAGTAAGCCGCTGATAGCTTACCTTTCTTAATATTCTTAGCGTGTCTAGCTTTAAAGCTTGCACGTTTCTTCTTCATCTTATCAGATTCACCAGCCTTAGGTTTCCCTGCTGTGGATGCGCCCTGCTCACCAAAGCGAATCATCTTAATAGTATCGCCTTCTTTAGCTAATACTACGTGAGATTTAGTAGGGTGCTTAGGTGTTCGCTTAGGTTTGTTATAACCTTCAAACTTTTCACCTCTGTATTCTATAGCCATTATAAAGGGTTATCCGCTAATTCATCATAGGCTTTCCAAATGTCATCTACTTCAATTTGTAGAGTATCTAGAGTATTACCTAATCCATCTGTTATAGTTGTAGCTTTATCTACCTGACTACGTAAGTCTAGTAATAGCTTCTGTTGTTCTAGTATCTGCTGCATGTTAGTCGTTAACTGGGCAAGCTTCTGGCTTAAACCTCGTACATCATTATCAGCTATAGCTTGTTCTAACGTTTGTATACGAACTATAAGTTTACCTTCTAGCTCCTGTACATTAGTTAGGATTAAAGAGTCTAACGTTATAATCTCACTGCTTAACTCATTATCTACTTCAGTAAGGTTGCGCTGGGCTACAGTCTCTACAGATGTTATGCGTTTATCCATAGCACCTGTCTTGCCATCTAGTGTACCTATACGGTCTAATGATTCTCCTACACCAGCTTCTACACCATAGAAACGGTTAAGAGTGTCATAACCAAAGTATATACCACCCGAAATAGTTGATAGGACAGGTACAGCTACTGCCATTACCCATCCCTTAATATTATAACCGCCTATACTAAAACTCATTGTGTTGGCATCGCTCCATATTCATTTATATATTCACCTGCAGCATATACTTCAGAAGCATCTTTCATGTCTGGTGTTATGTATCCTGAGAAACCCGTACCAAAACTTGAATCATCCCAAGAAATTACAAACTGATCTATACTCTGAGTGTACGTAATAGCTGTATAGCTACCTATTACAAAGTTGTTGGCTGCTGCATAACTATCTACAGTAGCTGTTAAGTCATCATTATTTGCAGCTGCCATATAAGCACCAGCTTGTTGAGCAAAGTTTTCTACAGCGGCTACAGCCTCATTATACTCGTTAACTTCTGCTGTGTCAAGGCTGTACTCATCTGTAGACACCATCTCTTGTAGTGCTACTTGCTCAGGCTTAGTATCAGCTTCAGCTGCTACACTTGTTACAGATACAGCTGTCATAACTATAGCTGTTGCCGCCGTTAAATTATCTACTGCTGTGTCTAAGCTATTCATGTTAGCCGCGTGTTCCTGCATAAACAACTGCTCAGCTGTTTCAGCTATGGCATAGTCATGGTTCAGTACAAGTTCTTTAGCATCTAAGTAGGCATTCAACTCAGCTGAAGTAATAAGCCCATCGTCAAACGTATTGTCTTGTACAACACCACCAATAGCCGCATAACCTACAGCACCAACAGTCATAACAGCAGATTCAGTTATACGATCTTGTATATCACTGATAGAAGCTATGAGTGCATCAATCTTTTCCTGTCCCGTCATTGAGTATTCGGGTGGTGTTGGCGACTCTGCGTTTGCTAGTGCGGAAACGCTCACTAAGGCTGAGCTTAGGAGCATCATCTTCAACTGTTTCTTCATCTTCATCTTCCTCTCCTACCCTTAATAGGGTGTTCCAAAATTCTTGGTGTGTCTCATACCCAACAATATATAATGTCGGACTCTCTCTGTACTTCTTAATCGCCGCTTTTCCCATTAGCAACTTCCCTGTCTTACTATCGTTGATAGGGCATGGCGTATTCGCTAACATCATACTTCTAAATACTACTGGGTCTTGGCACAAAATTGATATTGCTGAGACCTGTAGCCCTAGGCCACCTACTTGTTGTGGTGCTCCTAAGAGCCTGGCATTCTTTCTACGGTTACAAGCTTTATCCTGAGTCATAGTACCAGAAGATAAACCTAGTATGCTTACCTGTATCCCAGTAGAACTTGGTAGTAAGCAACTGTCGTTACCACCGCCACCCATCATAGTAGGGGCTATTGAGGACATTACAGGTGCAGCTGAACCAGCGCCCGTAGCATTGTAATTATTCGTTACAGTCTCATCAGTGTTGTTACTATCTACTGTTGAATCTTGATAGTTGTTACTGAAGTCACCGTTGACATCATTCGCTCCTACACTCGTCCCTAAAAGAGTCACGAATACTACTATCTTCACATAGTAGCTGTAGAGCTGCGTCTTCCTGTCCGATAATAGCAAGTGTCTGAGCATTTTGGTTTCTCTGGCATACGTCATCATCGACACGACAGGATGCTGTATAGGTTATAGTGGTACAACCTGATAGTAGCACAAGGAGGATTAGCTTAACCCACATTGTCACGTTTTCTACCAGGATCTAATACTTCGTATCTAGTGAGGTAACCCTCAAGGTACATAGCTCTCTCTACATGATCTAGAGTGTATCGCACTCCAGTGTCTGCTTCTATAGCTGTCCTTACATAGAATACATCAGACTTAGGAATGTGTACACGTTGTAGTTTCTTTACATCATTATCTGCTATAGCGTCATAGAACTCTTCGATAACATTCTCTGATGCGTATAGTTTTATTCTTTTGTTACGCATTGTCAATACTTTTTTTCTAAGGAAAGAGGTACGTGACGTAATTACATGCAGGAGGGAGGAGACATGAGGAGGAATACACACAATATACGCCACGTACAGTAGTGTAACACTTATGTTTGTTACTTTTATGTGTGTTACATACGTATAAGTATACAGCAATATAGTAACACTACAAGTAAAAACTTTATCTTATTTTAACTTATTAATATATATTACTTTATTAAGAGTTAAAACATTTAAGTGTAACTGTATTGCTCCTGCTCCGCAGTTATACTCAGAAAAACACCCTAGTCAACCCCTAATTTGTAGTTTCTTGTAAGTTTTTTCCAGTTTGTTGTACATTTGTGTCTGTCCGTATACGAGGGGACCTAACTCAAAATTCACTTCTGTGTGTTTGTACATGTATACGTACCCCCCAACCCCCCCATGGCTCACGCCTCCCCCCCTAAAAATAATAATAATAGTTATTTCTATGGGTAAAACACCGCTAAGTTACTGTAATCATTACAAAAAAGCACTGATATAGCGTCAATTAACTACAAAAGCTGCCTTGTTTTGTGACATATTTACAACACTGTGTCGTTTTAACAACATTGATGCATAAATATCACACCTGCCTGGAAAACGTGACATTTTTACCACACCCCCTAAAAGTAATACAATATTAAACCATTTACCCAAATATATAGTTCAACATTAAACCATTATCATCAAGTAATATAGTTCAATATTAAACTATCTAGTTGGAACAAAAGTGAACACGTCACTGACAGCCTCTAAGCTATTCCCATAGGTTAGACCACCAAACAAAACCCAACGCCTCTCACGGGTTAATTTTTACACGAATGCTAATATCTTTTTTAATCTATTATATAGTATAAACAAAAAACTGAAATAACACATTCAAAGTTTTGCATATGTTGCAAGCAGCTGAATAATATTTTCATAATGTCTAAAAAAATGTATTGTCTTTTGTGTAAATATAAAATAATGATAATGTATTATTAATTATTAAGGGCGGTAGCTATGACAACAAAACCTTATTACATTCTTTTCGTTTATGATACTGATACTCAAACTTGGATTGATGAGTTTGGGGATTACACTAAAGCATCATTAAAAACTGAAATTGAGTTTTCATATTACGATACTAAAAAGAAATATATTAAAATCATCAAAACAACAGATGATAAAAACGCAATTACAAACGCATATAAAAACTTAGAAAAGGAAATAGCATAATGTTTGATACTGAAATAAAATTTGATAATGATAGTGGTTATTCTTATAAATGGCATGGAGGTACGCTTATATCAGTTTATAATTTTGACGCTGTTGAATTTGATTGTTTCACAGTTATGGCATTAGCCGATAATAAAGATTGGAATATAGTAATACAAGAAATGAAACAAGATTTTGAAAACAGAATGAATAGTTAACTTTAACATTAGCATTTTGAAAAGTGCTAATAGTAGAATTAACCTAATGGAAAGAATATAAAATGAATAATAATATAGAAATGATTTGGAAGCTTGCCACACCAAAAGAGGTTTATAATGGTGTGAAATGGTATAGTGACGCACAATATCAAGCAAAAGAAATTTCTTTAAAGTATGATATAAAACTTTCAACTGTAGTTGGTGTAATTTCTGCACTTTCCCCAAACAATAAATGGGATAGAAATATAGATAATGCAGATGCATTGATAAAAGCTTATCTTGATGGGGAACATATTGAAAGCGTTAAGGTTTCAACATATCACAAAATGAAAGAAAAAGCGTGGTCGATACTTGATGATATGCTTGTAACTAATGAAGATATTTTGACACGATTAAACGGCCAAAAGATTAAAAGCTTTTACGAGTGTATTATGGGTTTTGATGCGTGTTGTATTGATGGTCATGCTTTAAACATATGGAGAGGTGAACGTTTTGGATTAACCTCCGATAAAACTAACATTGGTAAAAAACTATATGCAGAAATACAAAACGATTACGTTAATACCGCTAATGAATTAGGTTTAAAAGCATATGAATTACAAGCAATTACTTGGGTTGCTTGGCGTAGAATACATGAAATAGCCTAATGATTTAATCTTATCGGTTGCATCTCGTATTGGTGCAACTAGATAATATTAAACTTATAGAAAAGGATTAAACAAAATGGTTAGAATATGGGAAAATAAAAAGCTTAACGAGTTGCAAACTTATGATAGATCAATAGCTATTCAAGCTTATAGAGAAGGTTATGAAATATATGCAACCCGCGCTTTAGCTACTTCACCTAATGTTGATGATGATAGGTTATATAGTGTTGATGATATAATGAATGTTGAAAAAGCTATGTTTATTATTAAAGAAATATCTATGGCTAGACTATTAGAGATGGAAGGGATTTAACAAAATGAAAAGATATAATTATTATATAGCTACTAAGGATTTTAGTTTGGGTTATGATACAACCCATTATTGGAATAGACGCGCTAAACGTTGGCAAGCATACCTTACAAAAGCTTGTGTATACCCTACTTGTAATGGTGCTAAAAGGATATTCAAAAAGATTGCCTGTGATAATTCTAATATAGATTTTTACATGAAAAGGATTTAATCTTATTGGTGGCATTCTTTTGAGTGTCACTAGATAATATTAAAAAAGAATTTGACATTGCTTAAAAAATAAAATAGTTATTGTATTAATAAATATGTTAGGAAAAAATATGCGAGTAGAATGGAAAACTTATATTACTGATCTGGATATTCCTAAAGATTGGGAGCATAGAAGCTACCACCATGATGAATTGCCCTCTTGGCAGGTCAATGGTTTGCATATCTGGATAGATAGTTGGGATGTTGATCTGCGTACCGAAAATGCTTCTAGAATACATGGTGCTATGGAAGTGTTACCATCTAGATTTACTGTGCAAACAGCTAATAGTTATAATGGATATGATGATGATCATACATGGATTTTTGAAACTAATAGCTTTAAAGATTTACTTGATTTTGTAGCAAGTAAAAAACAATGGGCAATACTTAAAGATGATATTTGGATTACCGACCCATACTATGATGAGACAGGCAGATTTTTTGTTGACCCTATTGAATATTATGGATTGACTAAACAAGATTTAAAAGATTATGGTTCAATAGATAGAGGAGAATAAAATAATGTATGTAGTATCATTATTTAATGGCATGAATTGTGGCTATATAGCCTTAGATAGACTAGGTATAAAACCTACTAGATATTATTCTAGTGAGATAGATCAACACGCTATAAAGATTGCTAATAAAAACTATCCTGACACTATTCAGTTAGGTGATGTAAAGAACTGGCGCGATTGGGACATAGAGTGGAAGTTTGTTGACCTAGTTTTGGGGGGTTTCCCTTGCCAGAGTTGGTCAGTTGCAGGAAAACAAACAGGCGATAGAGATAGTAGAGGTCAACTATTCTGGGTGATGCTAGATATTATGCAACACGTTATGGAGTGCAATCCTAATGCTAAATACCTGATGGAAAATGTTAGAATGTCTAATGCTTTTGAGAAGTATATCACGCACCATACTGAGAAAGCTTTGCCCAACGTGAATAAGTACCTGATCAATAGCTCGTTAGTATCGGCACAAAATCGTAAGCGTTTTTACTGGACTAACATTGTACTTGATGAGCCACAGCCTAAAGATAGGGGCATTGTCTTAAAGGATATACTTGAAGGTGGGTTAACTGATAGAACTAAATCACATTGCCTAGATGCTAACTACTTTAAGGGTGGCAATCTCAAGTCATACTTCGAGAAGCATCGCAGACAGTTAGTCTTTAGTGACGATAAGATGTGCCATGTAGGCGACGCTGATCTAAAGGGGCATGACTATGTGCGAAGGGTGTATGCACCCGAAGGTAAATCACCTAGTCTATGCGCGTCCAGTGGTGGTAACTTAGAGCCTAAAGTATTAGTGAAGGGTGCGCGTATGGTGGGGCGTAGACTAGACTCCACAGGAACTCGTAAGGATCACGACAAGTCTATCCCTATCAAACAGATGATAGAAGTTAGAGATGATGATAAAACTAATTGTCTAACTACAGTAACCAAGGATAGCATTCTTGTAGAGAATATGTCTTGGCGTAAGCTAACACCTCTGGAATGCGAACGCTTACAAACTGTGCCTGATGGGTACACTGAGGGCGTATCGAATACCCAACGCTACAAAATGCTAGGCAATGGTTGGACTGTCGATGTCATAGTACACATACTGAAAGGATTATAATATGGATTTACAGTACAGAAACTTCACTGCTGAAGAAAAGAAACAATTCCTAGCAGGGGTTGAAGCATTCCGCAAAGAGATACCAAACTTTGCAACACCTCTGGAAGCTTCTGAACAAGTGTTTGCATCCTTTGCACATGATGCACCAGATACGCCCTTCCAGATGGGCTTTATGCAGGAAGCATATGATGTAGGTTGTAACGAAGTTGACCCACAAGAACATTAATGAGGAGATATAAAATGCAGTTAGAGCTACCAATAAATCACGAGCCTAGTTTAGATCATTGGGCAAAGTGTATCGCTGATGATGATATACATACAGGATATGAAAAACATTGGGACTATGCATACGATATGGCATGGGTATACATAGAGAATGAACTGGAAAGGAATACGATATGAATATAAGTTTTGATTTTACTCTGGATAATATAATAAGTGTTAAAGCACCAAAAGAAACAGACCCAGATACCTTGCATCAAGAGTTACGATATAAGTTACAACAGATAATAGATAATAGTGATTTGAACTTTATGTTTGAAGGTACATTTGAGGAGGAAATATAATATGAGTAAAGAAATTACACTAACTGATTTTACCAATAGTGAACTGGATTACTTAGCTGAAATGATACATGAAAAAATCCAGGATAGGGGGTATGAAAACGATGGTAACTTTAGCTTCGATGTTATCGTACATTTTGAGGAGAATAATAATGACTGAGCAAAGAACTAAAATCCCTGCGCTGAATGATGAGGGTAAGTTTATCTATGATGAACATTCACCTTTAACAGATGATGGTCAGAGATATGAACACTACTTAGATACTACGCAGGATGTATTTCCTAAAACGTTTGAAGAATTTATTAGGGCAGGTATGTAATGTTAGATCAGGAAGATAGACTAAGATTAGCTCACGAGAAAGTTTCTGCAGCCGAGAATAAAAGGATGCGTGAGCTGTTTAATATGCGTAACTACAAAGAGGGTGATCAGTGGACGCAACAAAAGAATAGGCAAGTCACTGGTGCTAAAGGTGGTAAGCAAAATAGATTGAAAAGATTATGGGCAAAGGAAAGGAATTTAAGATGAGCATGACACGCAAAGAATTGTTTGAATGGCTAGACACCTGTCCAAAACCTAACTGGGATACTGTAGCTGACGACTATGGGTTCGTTATAATATCCTTTAAACCTGACGAAACTGAGAAAGAGGAATAAACAAATGGGAAATAGAGCAACAATAGAAGTAGTAGGTGAT